TTTATGCAACACCGCCCACGACAAAGAACGCCCTGTTGTTGCAGGTTTAGTCTTTGCAGGTTTCGGTGTTCCTGGCAAAACTTATCCAAAACCCGTTCCTGCAATCTTTCAAGATTCGCCACAAGGATTCTTGCCCTTGTATAAATATGACAAGAACTCAGTTTTTGAAATAGATGCAGCAGGCACAGGTTGCCTGATGATTCACAGAAGAGTGTTAGAAAAGATGCGCGAAGTTGCAGACCCAAATCAAGGCAAAGATTGGTGTTGGTTTTGGGATGGGCCTGTCAACGGAGAATGGATTGGTGAGGATTTACTTTTCTCGCGCAGAATCAAATCACTTGGCTATCCAATCCATGTGAACACTTCAGTAATACTTCCGCACCAAAAGTCATTTTGGTTAGATGAAAGTCATCACGAAGCATGGAAAGACTAAAGAAACTTCTTCGCAGAAAGCCGAAAGAAACGGCAACTGCGGAGCCACAATTAGAACGAGCAATCCTGCCGAAAGCAGAAAAGAGGATAAAGCGTGGCGATCACTAACGGTTACTCCACACTTGCCGAGTTGAAGGCAGCATTGACAATCAGCGATTCAACAGATGATGCAGCTCTTGAAGCAGCCATCAATGCAGTAAGTCGAATGATTGACGACTACACAGGGCGATTCTTTTATCCTGACGGAACATCTCAATCACCTGTTGCCCGGTATTACACCGCCCTTGATCCGTGGACAATGAATGTTGATGACATCGTGACAATCACACAGATTGCAACTGATGACAATTTCAATCAGCTTTGGGATACCGTGTGGGCAACAAGTGATTACATGGTTGAACCCATCAACAATCCACGAAGAGGGTGGCCGTTCACAAGAATCCTTGCAATCGGGCGTTATGTATGGCCTTACTACTTACCACAGGCTTGCAAAATCACAGGTGTGTGGGGTTGGAGCGCTGTGCCTTATGAGGTGCAATCAGCTTGCTTGATTCAATCGTCACGCATCTTTGTTCGCCGACAATCACCATTTGGCATTGCAGGAACACCTGAACTTGGAACTGTCAGACTTACTTCACGCCTTGATCCTGATGTTGAAGCCTTACTTCGACCTTTACGCAAGAACAATGGGTTGGCTAAGTAATGAACCCAAGTCAAGTTCGAGATGGTCTCAAAACACGATTGCAAACAATTACAGGCTTACGAGCCTATGATTTGATTCCTGACACAGTAGTTCCGCCTTGTGCGGTAGTAGGACAATTAGATTTCACATTCGACATTGACAATGCTCGCGGTCTTGACCAAGCGCAGGTTGATGTCCTTGTGATTGTGCAACGCTTTTCAGAGCGTGCTGGACAAGACAAACTTGATGCATACCTTGCTGGTACAGGCGCAAGTTCTATCAAAACAGCAATTGAAGGTGATCGCACTCTTGGGGGAACAGTAAATACTTTGCGAGTTACAGGTGCCGAAGCAGGTACTTATGATTCACAAGGAGTCACATTTCTTTCCTATCGTTACAGAATCACGATTTGGGGATAAGGAGAATCAAATGGCATACACCGTCATCTCAGATCGAGAGGTCTGTGGCAAAAAGAAGGGTGAGTCAATCACCGACAAAGAACTTGTTGATGCAGGGGTAAGCGCACAAGCACTCATTTCTGCAAACCACATCAAGGCAAGCAATGCAGTATCACCATCCATCAAACCAGCAACAGAAGGAGTGACCAACTAATGGCACGCATCGTTCTTACAAACGCCTTCATCTCTGTTGGTGGAGTGGACTTGAGCGATTTAGTCAGCTCAGTCTCACTCTCATCAACATTTGATGTCGTAGAAACAACAGCATTTTCATCATCATCAACAAAGACTCGCGTGGCAGGTCTTGCAGACAATTCAATCACTCTTGAATTTCATCAGGATTATGCAACAAACGAAGTTGAACAAACAATTTATCCATTACTTGGAACAGTTGCAACAGTAATTGTGAAGCCAAATGGATCATCAACAAGCGCATTCAATCCTTCATATACCTGCTCGGCAGTTGTATCAGAATGGACTCCACTTAACGGAGCCGTTGGCGAACTAGCCACAGCAAGTGTTTCCTGGCCTGTAACAGGTGCCATCACTAAGGCGGTTGCATAATGGCTAGAATCGTTCTGACAAATTGCTATGTTATTTTCGGAACAACCGACTTGAGCGATCACATTAGTTCAGTCTCATTGAGTTCAACTTTTGACATCGTTGAGACCACAGCGTTCGGACAAACTTCAAAGACTCGTGTTGCAGGTCTTGCAGATAACTCAGTCACTCTTGAATTTCATCAGGATTATGCAACTTCAAGTGTGGAGCAAACAATTTATCCAACGCTTGGAACAGCCGTTACAATTGCAGTCAAACCTGCCAATGCAACAACAACTGCAATCAATCCGCAATACAGTTTCTCTGCGGTTGTGTCAGAATGGACTCCGTTGAACGGTGCTGTTGGCGAGTTATCAACGGCAAGTGTGTCCTGGCCTATCAGCGGCGCAATTACAAAGACAACATCATAAAAAACTAAGGGGGAAGCAAAATGGATGGATTATTCATAAGAGTAAAAACAAACGATGGAACAGATGGTACATATTCATTACGACCAAGAATCATCGTTGACTTTGAACAAAAGTATGGAAAAGGACTTGCAAAGTTAATTGGGGAAGAACAAAAGCTAGAGCATATCTACTATTTGGGTTGGCTCGCGCTTAGAGCAAACGGTAAAGTTGTGAAACCCTTTGGGCCTGATTTCTTGGATACACTTGAAGCTGTATCTTTGGACACAGACCCAAATTCCGAATCCACAGAGACAGTCTGACCTATTCAATAGCAGCGGTTTCTGTGGAGACAGGCTTATCTCCAACTGATTTGCTTGATGCTCCCGATGGCATACTTGAAGCAATAGTCATATACATGAAAGAACGAGCGAAGGCGCGAAGCAAGTAATGGCGGAAATCAATTACAAAGTTGTGATGCAAGGGTTAACCGAAAACATCATCGCTCTTGAACGCTTCGCGCCTGACCTCAAAAGAGAATTGAACAAAGAAATTCGTGGCATTCTTGCACCGATTGTTCTCGAGGCAAAAGGCTACCTTCCAAGCAATGATCAAATCCACCCTTCAGGATGGCAAAAAGGTGGATTCAAAAGATTCAATGGAGTCGGCCCATTAGCGCAAGATCAAACTCGTGGATTCATTGCCTACGATGCCGAACGAGCTAAGGCAGGAATCAAACAAACTGCCGCAACTTCTAAAAAGAACGGCACAGGTTTTCGCAACACTTACGGAGTCATTCAGCGTGACCCAGGTGGAGCAATCTTTGAAACGGCAGGTCGAGGAAGTGCGGCATCACGCTCACGAAGCAAGACAAGCCGTTCACGCAATCCACAGGCTTCACAACACTTTATTGGCGTGATTCAAAGAGAACACGGAGCATTGCCAACTGCTCGTGGCGAGGGTAAAGATAAAGGTCGCGCACTTATTCGTGCAGTTGAGAACAAAAGATACAAAGCATTGCAAGGAATTCGTGAGGCAGTTGACAAAGCCTCTGCAAAAGCACAGGCACGCGTTGATGCCGCAGTCAGTCAGAGAGAGGTGTAAATCATGGCAATTGTTGAGCGGATTATCACCGTCTATAATGACAAAGGTTCCAAGCAAGCCGTCAAAGACCTCAAAGGTCTTGAGAAAAATTTTATCAATGCAGGAAAGAAAATTGGCAAAGCATTTGCAGTTGCAACAGTTGCCGTTGGTGCATTTGCCGTCAAAACAGGTGTTGATGCAGTAAAAGGTGCAATTGAAGATCAAAAATCACAAGCACTTCTTGCCAATGCTTTGCGTAACACCACAGGTGCAACAGATGCGGCTATAAAAGCTACTGAAGAATATATTTCTAAGCAACAAATGTTGGTGGCCGTATCTGACACAGAACTTCGTCAGAGTCTTATTACCCTCACCACCGCAACAGGAGATTTGACACAGGCACAGGCTCTTCAAAATGTTGCTCTTGATACCGCAGCAGGTACTCAAAAAGATTTGCAGACTGTTTCCTTAGCAATTGCAAAGGCATACAATGGCAACATTGGCGCACTCACAAAACTTGGCGTGAGCATTGACAAAACAATTGTCAAAAATAAAGATTTCAAAGGCGCAGTTGATGCTCTAACA